CCCCTATTTCGATAAATACACGAGATAGGGGACTTCTCATGAGTACAAGCTGTCCCTGCTAAATTTGGTACACAGCTATGGAAATTAACGATTTATTACCCGCAGATTCTAACAAGAAGCAATTAGGCTACGATCTTAAAGATGATCTGGTTTGTTTTATGCAAAACGACCCTCAGTTTTATCGTAAGGAATACTTTCCTGTAATGAACAAATTTAAAGAATATGTAGAATCAGGAAAGTCGGTACATCCAAGAGCTTTCGAAGGACTGGTTAAAAAAGCCTACGAATCATATCAAAGCACTTTTAAAGTAGAAGGACTAGAGCCGGATCTTGAAAAAGACATGTGCGAAGGTATTTGTAATGCGTTACACGAGCAAGAAACAAAAAACGTAGAAGACGGTCGCTACGACGAGAATTAAGATGAAACTAAGAGAACTATTCGAATCAAGAAACAAGTCCGTGGGCATTATATTCGGTCGATTTAATCCACCACATCAAGGCCACAAAGCTGCCTGGAGCACCGCATCTAAATTTGATGAATGGTATATTGGTACTAATCAAAGCACACAAGGCCCAAAAGACCCATTGCCTTTTAATGTAAAGATTGACGCAATGAAAACTATCATGCCTGAAATCGAAGGGCATCTAGTAGCGGAACAAAGTTGGTTCACTTTAGCATCAATGGTTTACAAAAATCACGGTGCTGTGACGCTACATGTTGTAACTGATGAAAACGATTCAAAAGTATTTGTGCCAGCATTACAAAAGTCTAATGGTAAAGAAGGTCCTCACGGCTATTACAAGTTTAGAGACATTGTGTGGGAACCAGCGGCACGTATATCCAGCGCAACAGATTTACGTGCAGCAGTAGCAGCCAATGACCGAGCAGCATTTGAACGTGCTGCTGGAGTTCCTGCTGATACTCGTGTTGCTGGTCGTCCTTTCTTTGACGTTGTTAAACATTTCTTAACTCCATACTTGGATCAGGCGGCGGCCAAGGAAGCTGACAAGGCCAGCAAGGCCAAACTAAAAGCAGATAAAGAAAAAGCTAAACCTGTAAAGAAAACAAAAGAACCTGAGCGAGACATGTCGGAGACTGCTCGCATGAGTGCTGCCGCTAAACTAAGTAAAGCATGGGATCGTCAACAAGCTAAAAGTGCGGCAAGTCGCAAGCGTGGACAGGAATTGTTAAATCCTCCTAAGAAAGAAGAACCTAAGACGCAGCCAGTTAGCGAAAAGTTTCACATATTCAAAAGATTTAAAAAGACAAGGAAATAATAATGGAAGAATTACAAAAGGCGGCTAAGATAGCATTTGCCACTGAATTTAGCTTTTTCTTAAAAGCACAAAACTTTCATTGGAACGTTGAAGGAATGTTTTTCGAATCGTTTCATTCATTGTTTGGAAGGATCTATCAAGAAGTTTATGGCAGCATTGATACGTTTGCCGAAGAACTAAGAGCACTAGGCACTTACGCACCATCTAGTCTACAACGATTCAGTATGCTGACGCAAATCGAAGACGAAACAGAAATCCTAGATAGCAAACAAATGGTTATTGAATTGTTAACTGATAACGAAAAAATAGTTAAAATTTTAAAGATGGTGTTCGACCTAAGCGAACAAATGGGCGAACATGGCTTCAGTGATTTTGTTGCTGGAAGAATGGACGCACATCGCAAACACGGCTGGATGTTAAAGGCCACGCTAAAATGAAGCAGTACAAGGTCACTAGCCATGACTTGAATCGAGACAGTCCTGATGACTGCTATCTTGATCCTGCTGACCCCATACAAGAACTTAAAATTTTATCAGGCCTTGGCGGCCTTGGCGGTCAAGCCAGACTACATGAATATCGTGGGCAACAGGTCAGCTATGGCGAATCGTTTGGTCAAAGCGGCACAGAGAAAGCTGAAATAATGCGTAAGAACAATATTAGACCCGGTGATGCTGAATGGTTCAAGTTATGGTTTAGTTTGCCCTATATGACTGGAGAGCAACCCCGATGAAAGCTCACCAAATCGTAGACGAACATAAAAAAGGTGTTAGAGCCAAGAAATATAATAAAAAACCCAAGGCCTATATTACTCCTAAGAAACCTGTAGCAGGTCCTGGGCCTGCTGGCAGTTACGGCGCAGACGCAGGATACAGTGGAGTGTCTGAAGATACAGATAACAAACCGCAGTTGATGACTGCATTTACAAAATTTTTACCCTTGGCCATGCATGCACTGGCATTAAAGAAGTTGCCTAAAATCAAATTAGAAAAGATTATTATAGATCACGAGCAACCCACTTTTGGAAAATACGATGACAGTGAACAAATAATCTATCTAGCTATAGAAAACAGACACGCATTGGATATATTAAGAACACTGGCACACGAACTTATACACTTTAAACAAAATACAGAACACAGACTAGATGTCAATAGCGGCGGTACTGGTAGCGAAATAGAAAACGAAGCAAATGCTCAAGCTGCCATAATAATGAGACACTTTAATAAAAAGTATCCAGAATTTTTTAAAGATGATGCTGTTGACTTGGAAGAAAACTTTGCGGATGGCAAAAATCCGCAAGACAAAGGTGACAGCAAACGTCACGGAGTTCCAACCAAGGCTAGCATAAGTACATTACGCAAGGTTGCCAAGCAAGGTGGCAGAAAAGGTCAACTAGCCCATTGGATGGCCAATATGAAATCAGGGAGAGAAAAATGAGTTTTGAATTTGAATTTACACCAGAAAAATTAGCTGAGTGTATACATAAAAATAAAAATCCACAAATGTGGTATGAAGCATTTGCTGAACACTTTCCAGCATTTGAAATTACAACACCTGCTCGCGTGGCAGGATTCATCGCACAATGTCAACACGAAAGTTTAGACTTCACTGTGCTACAGGAAAACTTAAACTACAGTGCCAAGGGACTACGTGGTTTATTTGGCAAGTACTTTCCAACAGATGCTCTGGCAGCACAATATGAACGCAAACCTGAAATGATTGCCAATCGTATATATGCTAGTCGTATGGCCAACGGAAACGAACAAAGTGGTGATGGTTGGAAGTTTAGAGGACGTGGCATACTACAAATCACAGGGCGTGATAACTATACACGTTGTAGCAGAGAGTTGTTTGGCGACGATTGTCTAATAGAAAATCCAGATTTGCTAAGACAACCAGCTTATGCCACACTGAGTGCCTGCTGGTTTTGGCACAAGAATGGACTTAACGCTATTTGTGACAAGGGTGACATTGTGTTGTTAAGTAAACGTATTAACGGTGGAACTATTGGTCTAGAAGATCGTGTGGCGCATTGGAATATAGCATTGGATTTATTCGAGTCTTGATATGAAAATACGTGAAATAACCATGAAAGAAAGTGCTACAGCAGGTGCTACAAGTACTGCTAACATAGGCACAGTGGTAAATCCACACATTAGTCCAGGTCCAGCCCGTGGCAAAAGAAGCTATATAGGAAGCCCTGGAAAAAGCGGCACAAAGGCGCCGCCGCAACCCAAGGTAAAAGCAGTAGATCCAAGCAAAACTACAGGTGTTAGTTTGTTCGGCGGACCTGCAATAAAACGATAAATATTAGAACAACGGAGTTTACTACTATGCCAGGAATGAATATGATGAATCACCCTCATCCAGATGATCAAGAAGCCGCAATGGCCAGGGCCGATCTTTACAAGACAGCCAACTATAGCTTCAAGCTATTTAAAATGATCCAAGATGGTGACCAACTTGAAGGTTGGGTACAAGCTAAAATTACTAAAGCAGCTGATTATGTTGCCAGCGTTTTTCACTATTTAGAATACGAAATGAAGTTTAGTGAGTACGGTAGCAAAATTGAAAATTCTGACATGTACACCGAAGCTGTACGCAAAGAATTCAAAAAGAAACTAACCGAAGCTAAAGTTAAGTTAGAAAAGTTAAAAGAAAAAAATCAAAAAGATTTAGACGAAACTTTCGATGACAAAGCTAAAGTAGGCGATAAGAAAAAGACTCGCACTGGTGAACTAGAAAAAACATCAACAGGTGTTAAGCACACTAATACCAGTTACAAAGATGACGGCGAATCTGAACAGAAATCAGGCAAAGGCAAAGCAAGCCATGCTAAAGGACAATCAGCCGCTGAGAAGAAATCACAGTCTCCAAAACTAAAGCAAAGTCCAAAGAGTGCCAAAACATGGGGCATGAAAGACAGCGAGAAATTTGACAACAGAGATAAAGAAGTAAAAGAATCGATGGCTCCTATGAATCCAGATGGTGCTAGTGCTCCTCCACCAAAAGGCAAAGACGGTCAGTATCCTGTTGTAACTTCGGGTCCACACAAAGGCAAGCGTTGGAGTGCTAAAACTCCAGGGCCAACCAATCCAACATTTAAAGAAGGCAAGAAGCCAGACTTCTTAGATATGGATAAAGACGGCAACAAGAAAGAGCCAATGAAGAAGGCTATTGCTGACAAAAAGAAAAATCCATTTGCTAAAGTTAAAGAAACCGCAATAAGTGGTGCGCCACAGCGATCTGGTATTGCTGCTACTGCTAAAACTACTGTTCCCGGTATGAGAGCCACACCGCAAGATCTAAAGAAAGCAGGAGCAAGTGCGGCACTTGGCGAAGGCAAATGTAATCACACTGCTAGAGGCAAAAGCTGTCCAATACATGGTATGAAAGAATGTGGCAGTATGTATGAAGCCAGTCATCAAGAAAAAACTACGATGAAGCATGTTAACGCAAGCGATGCTTCCCCTAAAGTAAAAGCTGCTATTGGCAAGTCAGCTAAAGATATTAAGCCAGGTGTTAAAGGTTATAAAGATAGAGCCGATGCACTTACTGCCGCAGGCATTAAACGTTAATTAGTATCATGGACATGAAGAAAATTCTACAAACGCTGGACCGCGTGGATTCAAAACCTGCGGTAGTTGGCGTTAACGATATGAAACGTTTTGTATCTGTAATTAAAGAAGGGCAAGGCCCTTCAAATCGATTGACGCAAGCAGAAAGTATTGCTGTGTATCATAGCAAACCAGTAGCAAGAGAAACTGTTACTAGTCCAGTATTGAATGTGGCAGTGGGCGCAAAGCCCAGCATGATTGGTAAGTATTTTAAAACTGTTGAGCAAGAATTTGCCGAAAGTGCGGATCGAACTAAACAGAAAGCAACAAAATTAGCAAGCAAGGTAATCGAAGGATTAAAAGATCCCAAGGACAATCCTTGTTGGAAAGGCTACAAGCCTGTAGGTACAAAGAAAAAAGGTGGCAAGACAGTTCCAAACTGTGTGCCCAAGTAACACACTACCTTAGGACGTTATGCGTTACTGGTGTGGGGCGGCTGCTGCCCTAGAGTGTTTGGGAGTCGTGCCCCGGAAGGCACACTAGAAGTGAGCATGTATATTATTAGGAATTGATATGGACTTGAAAGCACTTATAGCTAGAATGGACAAGATTGAATCTAGACAGATTTTAAATGAAGCCATAACTATGAAAGACATACAGGCTGCTGTTGGCCAAGAAAAAGACGAACAAAAACGTGCTGGTATTTTAAACGACCTAGCATGGAAGGAAAACCTGCCCGGTCTGTATGATCCTGTAAGCGGATACTTTGTTAGAAAACAGAGTATGCCATCGGGCGATCGTGGGCAGAGTAACTATGACATTTCCGCAACAGCAAGAGAAGCTGATACACAATCATTGGCAAAACTAGGATTAGTACCAGGTACAGCAAAGACTTCAGCACTAGGTGGCTTAATAGGTACAGGTAAATTTGGCCTAGACAAAGATTCGCAAGCTGCCAACGACAAAGCATCAAGTGCTGTAAAACAACAAAGTGCCAATGTACAGGGTAAACAAAGCAGTGATGCGTTTGTTGCTCCTAGATTAAAAAGATTAAATGACCTAGTGGCCAAGATTAGTGGCAGCACTATGGAGTCTATTTCATTCGACGGATCTATATCCCGTACACTAGTTGAAAGTTTTAGCTATGAGTTGTACGAAAAAGTGACACTGGGCACAGGCGAACCTGTTAGAAATCCAGCAACAGGTGTAACAGCGGGTAAGTATCAAAGTGAAGTTGCTGAAATTAAATCGTTAATGGCAGAACTGGCAGATATAGATGATCCAGCTGTTATACAAGCATTAGGTGCCGCACAAAAGGCCGTGGATAAACTGGCAGCGCCAACTGGTCAAAAAGTTGATCCTAATCAAGCAGATAGAGATGACGCTGAACTGGGTAAAGCCATGTCTGCTAACGCACAGGCGGCTCGAGAAAAAGAATACGGTGATAATGTAGATCGTACCGATGCTGAACTAGGTAAAGCCATGTCTGCTAACGCAGCAGGGAGTACTACAAAACCAGGTGGACAATCCGCAAGTCCTGCAGCAGGTAAAGTAGGACCGGCCAATCCTGGAACTAAAGCTATACAGCACTACCTAAATACAAAACACGGACAAAAGTTAGATTTAGATGGAAAAGACGGTCCATTAACTACAGCGGCTATTAGAAGTTTAAGCGGCAAGGTTAGTACAGACGAGTACGCAAACATTGCAGGATTGGCTTATGCCTATAATGTTAAGCCGGGTCAAGGCCCCGGTACAGTAAGTTTAGGAAACCCAGAGTTTGTTAAAAGAATGACTGCGTTAGGGTATGATCCTAAGACTGGTAATCCAGTGGGTGGAGCAAAACCTACAGCTGGTGCAGGTCAAAGCGCAGGATCTAAAGTAAACACAACTAATACTACAGAATTAGAAAATTCAATCAAGGCAATCGAAGCCATTCTCGCAAAAAATAAAATCAAATCAGAAAGTATACATCCTGACGATGCGCTAGTTCTAGAAAATATTTCTAATTTTACATTACAAGAACAAATGGAGATTTGGAGTCTACTAGTTGAAGCAGACATATATGTGCCGCCCAATTCAGGCGGTCGAGTACGTGATGCTGGCACACAAGCTAGAATGGCAATGGCTCGAAACCCTAATCCTGCTCTTAGTCGCGCCAATGATCCTTTTGGACTAGGAGGCCGATCTGGGTCGCCTACTGCACCAGGTAAGTTAGCTAAGTTTACCAGCAAGCTGGGCGGGGCCTCGGGTATTGGCAGGAAAATTGCGGCGCGGGCTGGAGCCTCTGCGTTGGCTGGGCCTGCGGCACTGATAGTAGGAGCAGGCATGGCAGCATGGACCGCATACGATGTGGGCAAGGCTTTGTATGATACATTCAAGGACGATGAACTTCCTTCGATGGATCCTGCTGATCAAGAACTTATCAAGAAGCACATGGCTGTAATATTACAATATCAGAAAAATACTGACATGATGGCTCAGTTACCTCCTGAACTAAAAACACGATTAGAAAGTGCGTTAAAAGGATTAGATAAAGTGGCTGCAGCTAGTACTAGCAATCAGGCAGCAAGTCCGGCAGCTGGCGTACCCGCAAGTACAAGCGGAACAAGTACAAACACAAGTACAAGTACTCAATCTAAACAATCTGTAGATGGTACTTTACGAATGGGCAAACCAGATGGTCCTATCACATTCAATGGTAAGGTCGTAAACCCTGGGGATCCAGCATATCCAGAAGCGGCTGCGGCATTAATTAAAGCTCAAGGCGATGCCAGAGATAGGAGCAGAACAAGGCCATCTTCAGGTCCAATTTCAGCAGGTGCTCCCAATGTTGATAGGTCAACTTTCGAAGATGTTAAATCCGAAGACGACGAAATTCTTAAACGAATTAGATCAGCTTTCCGATTCTAATAAAGCGCCGCAAGGCGCTTTTTTAATGCCAGTTACCTTTTAGGCAATGTAGCAATTCGTGTCCTAGCAAGTGCATGCTGGATCGTTTGGGTGTTACGATAGTACACTCAGTTTGTTCAGTGTTCCAAAAGGCACAACTGTTTACTTGAAACCCAAAGCCGCCGTGGCCTCTATTCTTACTTTCTGCTTCGCATATCTTTTGTACATCATCTGTCGACTTAACAGTGATGTTAAATGATTTAGTAGTATTACCAAGGTCAAACTTTTTACTGGGGTTATCCCAATCGTGAAAAGTCTGAGCACTGGCCAATTGAGCGGCAAACATTGACAGTAATAAAAGTTTCTTCATAGCGTTATTATACTATTTTCGAGCTAGACAGTCAATGTGTTTGAACAATATTAATTTTGGTGTTGTTGACTTACAACGATAACTACTGTATAATTACATTTTAAGGAGAGTTAAATGTCAACACGCATGTATGGACCTGAGGAAAAAGCCAAATTAGAACGTTTGATTAACGAAGGTTCGACTGTTTTGAGAGAAATTGAAGATCTCAAAGAAGGTTTAAAAGAAACTGTTAAAGCAGTAGCAGAAGAACTTGATGTAAAACCCAGCATTATTAACAAAGCCATAACCATTGCTCACAAAGACAATTGGCGAGATCATGAAAATGATTGGAACGAAATTGAAATGATTCTTGGTGTAACTGGACGCTTGCCGAAAGATTAATGGATTTTTTAAAAGGCATTTTTAATTGGGCAAGGCGAGACTACAGAGAATGGCCCACCCGATTTACATTGGAAATCACAGCATGGTTTATGAGCCTCGGGTGTTCGCTAACGCTAGCAGCCGGGGCAACCGATCCACTGTTCTTTTATCTATACCCAATATTCATTGTACAATGTGCTATCTTTGGATGGGCCGCTTGGACTCGCAAGAGTACAGGCATGGTTGCCAACTATATACTGTTAGTCACTATTGACATAGTGGGCTATATTAGACTTATAAATATGTAAGAGAAGGGTTTGATCAGCCATAACTGATCCGTTGGTATTTGCGAGCCTTAAATCGCATAGGAGAAAAAATTTGTACGTTGACGCATACTTTGATAGAAATGCTGACATTGTGCGAGTGGTAGAAAGAAACAAAGACGGACAAAGAGAGTTCAAAGAATTCCCTGTACGTTACACTTTCTATTACGAAGATTCCCGTGGTAAATTTCAATCAATTTACGGTGATCCACTAAGTCGCATTGTCTGTAGAAACTCTAAAGATTTCCATAAAGAGTTAAAAATAAACAATGGAAAGAAACTCTACGAAGCGGATATCAATCCCGTCGTGGCATGTCTAAGTGAAAATTACATAAATCAAGACGCACCCAAGCTAAATGTCGCTTTCTGGGACATTGAAGTGGACTTTGATCCGGAACGCGGCTACGCAAGTCCAGACGATGCGTTCATGCCAATTACTGCGATTGCTGTTCACTTACAGTGGTTAGATACACTGGTATGTCTTGCTATGCCTCCAAAAGGCATGACTGTAGCTCAAGGCGAAGAACTTGTTAAAGATTTACCAAACACACATATCTTTGACAACGAAGCAGATTTACTAGACACATTCTTAAATCTAATACAAGATGCTGATGTTCTCAGCGGTTGGAACAGCGAAGGCTTTGATATGCCCTACACTGTCAATCGTATTACTAAAGTGCTCAGTAAAGATGACACACGCAGAATGTGTCTATGGGATCAATATCCCAAGAAACGTGAATTTGAAAAGTATGGTAAAACCGCCACAACATATGACCTAATTGGTCGTGTACACTTGGACAGTCTTGAACTGTACCGCAAATACACATATGAAGAACGCCACACTTATCGACTAGATGCTATTGGTGAGATGGAAATTGGCGAAACTAAAACTGTCTACGAAGGCACCCTGGATCAACTATACAATAATGACTTCCGTAAGTTTGTTGTTTACAACAGACAGGATACTGCCTTGTTGGATAAACTAGATAAGAAGTTAAAGTTCTTGGATCTTGCTAATACATTGGCACACGAATGTACTGTGTTGATCCAAACAACTATGGGTGCTGTGGCTGTAACTGAACAGGCCATTATTAACGAAGCACATCGTCGTGGCTTTCAAGTGCCCAACAAGATACGCAGAAATGACAATGAAGAAAATGAAGGTGCCGCTGGAGCCTATGTTGCCTATCCCAAAGAAGGCATACACGAATGGATTGGCTCCTTGGACATTAACAGTCTGTATCCCAGTGCTATTAGAGCATTGAACATGGGGCCCGAAACTATTGTGGGTCAACTGCGGCAAGAAAAAACACAGGAGTATATTGATAATCTTGTAAACAAAGGCAAGAGCTTTGCGGCAGCATGGGAAGGTATGTTTGGTAGTGTAGAATATACTGCCATTATGAATAAAGAAATTGGCACAGAAATTACTGTGGACTGGGAAGATGGTCGCAGTGAGTTACTGAGTGCGGCAGAAGTGTACAAGATGATTTTTGAAAGCAATGCCAGTTTGTTGATCAGTGCCAATGGTACAATCTTCACTTATGAAAAAGAAGGTATTATTCCAGGCTTGCTAAAGCGTTGGTATAGTGAACGTAAAGACATGCAGGCCAAACTTAAAGATGCTATCAAGGCAGCTAATAAGGTAGAAG